GCTCGAAAGCCATGATCCCTTCATTGCGTCCTGACTCGCCAGCCTCCGAGTAATTGAACCCGGCGTCATTGGTGGCTTCATAATTATAGAACTCTGCAAATGTACTTGTTGGCGCACAGAACAGCGCATGAAAGCCGTGATACTTTACAAAAGCATTGATGCCGTAGGCTACGCTATAGAGAGATGGCGTGCCTCTATAGAAAGCATAGTCACCGCGAAAGTGAAGCGGAAACGCGACGTTGAAAAGGTTCCAATGACTGGTGTGTTGAGTGTCCCAAGTGACGTAACGGATTTGAAGTTCCCACGGCAACGGCCCATTCAAATTCAGACAGTAGGAGTCAATGGTGCGAAACACGACCTGCGACAACCGGTTGAAACCAGCGCCCAAGAACTGAAGATAACCGCCACCAACCGAAGTGCCTTCTCCCGCAATGCGACCATCGCCACCAGACTCAGTTCTTGGATGGAAATATGTGAAGATTGATTTGTTTCTGTCGTTCTGAGAGCTGTCGCTTGGATTTGGAAGGTATGTGCCTTCTGCAACTATGACAGAAAAAATGCGACCGTTAAGATCAAGCTTCTCAACATGACGCAAAACCTCGCTCACATGAAGCAAGGCCCCGGCGCGACCGGTGGTCAATCCATCGTTGGCATCGTTGCCGGTCTGGAGTGTGATTTTTCCAGCCTGCGTTCCTGACGTGGTGACAGCCGCGCCTCCGGGCGTAGTGCTGAAGCGGAAGCTGGTCGATGTGAACCCGGATGCAATGACATAGAAAACCTGACCGTCCACAACTCCAGTAGGCAGCCAGCTAGCGCGCTCGAAGGTATGCTTTCCGCTTTGCGTGTCGGATGTGTCAATTGAAGCGCCACCCGGTGTTTCCGATAGCTCGAATGACAAACTGGTTTTGTTGCGCACATAGTATCGTTGAAGTGCTGCACTCGTGCTTGCCGTCAGACCAGTCGGCAATTCACCTGTGGTGCGCAGCGCGATAGGATCATCATTATTAAGGCCATGTTCTGTATAGTCACCCCAAGGGTTAACAGTTACAACGCCGGGTGAATCAATAGTGATTGAAACCTCAAGCACTTCGATTGTCGGCATGTCATACGGCAGTGAGAACACCACCGGATCGCCAATCTGCAATCCGTGCGCGCTGGAGTCATACATCGTGACGGTGGCGTTCGCGCCAATCGTCATGGCGCAGCGGCCAAGATTGTACCGCAGGTATCGCCCGGTAGCCGCTGACAATCTTTCTCGTGACTGATTCTCAAACCGCCATGCGTCACCATCATCGATCAAAGCTGCTGGATACGAGCCACCGCCAGCTAACGTACCAAACGGCACCACCGCATCTGTGACGAGTGCGCGCCGACCAACCTGTCCAGCCGGTAAAAGATCGGCAACTAGTCGCGGAATAGTCTCCCAGTAGTCCGATGCAGACCGCCCCACATAGTGATTGTCGTCATAATTCTGGATGCGGATCGTGCCGCCTTCATTGACAGCTTCGGTCCCCATCGCTGTGACGCTGGTCGCGGGAGAAGGTAAGGAAGTGACATAGTCCGTGGTGGCTTCAACAGCAACAATTCCGCCTTCCCAAACACGAGCCCACGGGCAATCGAAGTCGCCTTCAAACTGGTTAAGACCGTTAATGTTTAGTTTTCCGTCACCCTCGCACCCGAGAAGCTGTGGAATGTTCTGTGTCCCAAATGCAATGCAACCGGGCCAATAATTTCCACCCGGCGTGATGTAGGTTAAAGAACCGTTAGAACAGTGAAAGGCTGACCAATTATAATCAGGACCATATGCACCTTCAGCGTTGCCGATAATCTCGTGCATGCCGTGCAAATAAGTATGAGCGCCATAACACCCGACCATTGAACCAAATGGCGGTCGATATGCCACGTGATCTACATAGTACGGTGTTTCTCCGCTCGTGAGGTGAACAGCGTCCCAATATCCTGAATCTGGATCGCCTTGGAAGGTTATCTCACGCCAGTGAATAAAGTTGTCAAAGTCTCCTATAGTTTCGATGCAATGATAATTGATGGCCTGAAAGACTACATTGCTGCGGTGATACGGACTGCCTTCGATATATATCCTGCCGCCGCCTATCGGCGTGTTCGCCTCACCCGGCGATTCAGGGACATACGCAGGATAGGCGCGATAGCAACCAAGAACGGCAGCGTCCACAGTGCGATACTTACTTTCTGCCAACGAGATACCAACGCCGAAATCATTGTTATCAAGATCGCAAGCAATCTCAAAAGCCCGCTGTGGAGTCAGCAAGGCGTCCGCCTGCGAATCAGTTGGATAACCGGCGTTGTTGTCGTTGCCGGTCTGCACCGTGACCTTGCCGCGCTGCGTGCCAGTAGTGTTGACCGCTGCCCCGCCAAGCGTCTCGCTGAACCGGAACGCGGTAGAAGTCAATCCTGCCGCGATGACGAAATATGGCTTGCCTTCTATGATTTCGTTTCCAGTCGGCAGCAGCGACCAGCGTTCGACCTTCATGTAACCTGTAAATGCGCCGGTTGTGTTAATCGACGCGCCACCAGAAGTCAGCGATAGCTCGAAAGTCGTGCTGGTGGAATTGCGGACAAAATAAAGAGTGTCAGCAGCCAGCCCACCGGGAGGCGTTCTTGTGAAATACAATCGGATCGGGTCGTTGTCGGCATAGCCATGCAGCTCGCCAAAATTCAGCACACCGGGCGAGTCTATCGAGATTGTCGGCGCAAGACCGTAACCATTGTCTGAAGCATCATACGGCAAATGGAAGACAACCGGATCGCCAGCGACCAGATTATGCGGTGCCGTTAACGTCACAAGCGTTGGTGTGCCTATGGTGATCGTGGCGATGCCAAGACCCCATCGAACCCGTAAGAATCGGCCAGCCGAAAGAAATTCTCTCGGCTGCACACTCCGCGCTATCTCTATCCAATGAGACAGGCTTGCCACATACATCAGAGTCAGGCTGTGAAACATCTGACTCAGTGTGCAGTCACCGTTGGCAAGGCTTAATTGGTTGGCACTCGGATATTCGTGATGGAAGGTGATTGACCGATTTCCGCTCGCAGGGCGAAACGTGACCACCATCCCATCAGTGCCGCCAAGGATGCTGTAGATTATGCTGTTAGCGCCATCGTTATAGGTATCAACAGTATGATGCGGACCGGTGACTGTTATCGAGCCAGCGAGGTTTGCTGTAATCTCGGTGCCAAATGGATAGATGCGCTTGGCGCTTTCCAGAACTACGTTGCCAGCCCCGGAGGCTGGCAGAACCGTTGCAAGGCCATCACCGCTATCTGTCCGACCAACAACGCCGGGACTCATTCTGATAGGGTGATTGGCATTCCAGTCGCTTGGACGCACAACCGTAGTGTCGCCGCCATCCGGCTTCAGATCAGTAAACGGATGCTTGACTTCCAATGTCATCTATTCAGCCCTTCGGGAAAACATAGACCCAGCGCCAGCCGTGACCGGCTACATAGACAAACATCAGATTTTCCGTATCAAGCCCCGGAGGGACTGTAGGCTGTGGCGGTATCACTTCCGGTGGCGGCACTTCCTCGATGACTTCCTCACCCGGTCCGCCAAGAACTTCCGCGATTGCTTCGCAGATGTTTTCAAATTCCCGGTTATAGATTTCAGCATCCGCCTTTGAATCAACAAAGCAGACTTCAATCAGGATCGCTGGCGCATCGGTGCTGTTCAAAAAGAATAGGTCAGTACGCTTCTTGCCGCCGCGATCAACAAAACCATTCTCGGCAATCGCGTCAGCCATAGCGCTGGCGAGTTCAGGCTGCGTCAGATACAGGCATTCGGTGCCCATCGGCTTGTCAGTGGTCTGATAGGCATTGAAGTGAACGCTGACATCTAGCTCGCGTTCTTGTTTGTTGTGGAAATTCACGATGGTGTTGAGATTTGTGTTCTGATCCTTCGAGGCATCGTCGTGGAAGGTAGTAACATCGACGCCGCGAGCAGAAAGAAACTCCGCAACCTTTTCGACGACGCGCCTTGCCTCGTTGACTTCATTCAGGATGCCAACGGCACCGCTGACATATTTTCCGTGGCCGGATGAAATAACAACAGAATTGAAAACCGGGGCTGGTGGCACGACTACCTCCTGATCTGCGTATGGATAAATCACTTCCACTTCATCGTCGGTCTGGATGCCAAGCGCCTGCATCGCGCCTTCGGAAATGTCCGCCACCCGATCGGTTGACTGGTTTGGTCCCCAGTCTGCCGGGTAGCACAAAA